ATGAATTTCAGGAAAGGAGGAGTACTTGAGACCAGTTCTGCTACTTCTGTTGCCACCATCCTTGGCAACGTGAGCAGCATCAAGACGGTGGTGGGCGATGTCTGGGACGTCATGACTGCCAATCCGATCTTGTGCGTGTTCATCTGCGTTTCCCTTCTGAGCGTCGGCTTTGCCGTGTTCCGCAAGGCCAAGCGTGCCGCCCGTGGCTGATGCTGCGGCTTGGGGGTGTGGGGTTCGCCCCATACCCCCACATTTTTTTGGAGGTCAATGTTATGCCCACAACACTGCCGTGGTATAACCACTGCTACGCCGCCCGCTTCCCGGTGCTGCTGGAGGGCGTGGGGAAGCTGTTCAGCGGCACCTTCGATGCGATCTATTCGGACACCCAGACGGACACGCTGGCTGTGTTCCTGAGCTGCACCGTGCTGGCTCTGGTGGCGGCTCTGTTTTTCACCCTTTGGCATAATACGAAAAAGTGAGGTATTTTTATGGTCAAGTTTCTGGTCACCAGTGTGGTGGTGCTGATCTGTCTGTTCCTGATGGCGCTGCTGCTGTGTCTGATGGTATGGGTCATTACCCGGCTGCTGCGGTTCCTGTTTCCCCAGCGCTTCCGGTCTCAGGCCCCAACCAAAAAGAAAAAGAAGAAGCCCTCCCCGGCCGTAACCGAGGAGGACGAGGAGTAACACATTTTTGCCGCCTGGCTCCCGGCAGCTGCAGTAATTTTGTGTGACAAGCAATAATCCCCGGCATAGCCGGGGATTGGGGTTAGTCTTTGATTCGCTCTAATTCTTTGCAGAACTGCTCCGTTGCAGCCTTGATTTTTTTAAGCTGCTTGGCTTCTTCCTTGCTGATTTGACTATCGTCCTTCATGGCAGCCATTTCACAGGACTGGAGAAAGGTTTTCGTCATGGCCTGCATATTCAGTATTTGGGCGTGTATGTAGTGATTCATGCCGTCCCTCCTTTTTTAACATCTTAGCACAAGAAAGGTGGTATTTCAACAAGATGCGGCATAAATTTTATCATTTTACAGCTATGGTATGCCTTGTACTGTTGCTGCTGCCTGTTCTCATGTGTCGGTCAGACGCTATTGAGGTGGCGACTTCTTATCAAGGAAAGATTTTGAAAAGCGATGTACTGGATGATGCTGTAACAGAGGAATGGACGGAATTGACATTAGACGCATTGGCTGATCTATGTGTTTCCTTTAATACAGACCCCGGTTGGGATGCGATTTTCGGTTTCTACTTTCCCGGTGTTGATCTTGTGAAGAAGAGTGCCACGCTTATGATTTCGGATGAGTTGGGCCTATACTATATTGCTGTCAAGCAAGATGGCGAATTGCGTGTGCTCTGTAATCAGAATGGTTATCCGTTTTATGCTTTTTTGCGTACTAATTCTGCTTATTGGCTCAGTCTTATAAAGATTCAGTTGGCGGATATCAATGATAAAATCGTTCCCCTGTTGCAGTCTATTGATACTCGCTTGCAGAATACCTTCACCCGTGTAGCCGCCATTTATACAAATACCAGTCGGTTTCTTTCGAACATCGACGAGACTTCTAAGGACATCAACACGCAGTTCCGGGATTTTGTGAACGGGCATACGGTGGACGATCTCATTGGCGCCATTGAGAATATCTCCGGAGGAGATCATAGCGGCATTGTGAGCCTGCTGGGCCAGATAGACGGCCATCTGACCGCCGGTCTGACCGCCGTTAAGTCAGCCATTGAGGGCATTACCATCCCGGCGAACCCGGCTTATGACGATACGCCGCTGAGGGCCTTGGTGTCCTCTATCGACAAGAAATTGGACGAGCTCCCCGGCGGCAGCGTCACAGCAGACCTCCAGCCGGTGGTGGACGCTGTAGACCGCCTGAATGAGAACGTCTCCCTGATCTCCACGTTGTCCGTCCATAAGCTCTTCGGCGTGTCGGTGGTTCCCGCCACCTCCGGTCTGCGGTATCGGGACGGTGTCTTTACCTATTGGGTTACACCTGACCCCATCCTGACCATGACGGCGCTGGAATGGTCCTTTGATTCCATTGGCGATACCAATGGGGAATCCGGGGAGATAGAATTGCCCTTTGAGACAACAGGTATCACCCTGTCCTTCTCGGACCCGGCCCTGCTGGAGGATGGCTTCTTTGGCTGCCTTACCACAGCGGATGGGGAGCTTCTGGAGGTGGATTCCGGCTCCTTTACGGAGCATAACGGTAAGTACCTCTATACCTTCTCCGATCTCCGCTTGCCGACCTCTGTGACCCTTACCATTGACTCTGGCAATATGGAACTGCTGGCGAAGAATCTGTCTATCTCTGCCGCCCATATCGTGGGGCATAACGGCTCTACGGATAAGGTGGCGTTCTATGCCGACGGTGCCTATTACGATATCCCTCTGATGGACGCAGACGGCAGCCCCTGTCTCATGCAGGCCGCTATTTTTAATGAGGGCTACGGTACGGACTACCAGAGTACCCTTACACGGGATGCAGACGGTGTTTGGCACCTGACGGCAGGCAGTGAGCCGGACAAGCTGCTGTCCGCCGACTGCGGAGCCAAGCTGGACGCCGCCTTGACGTGGAATAAGGATTATACGTGGTTCTCGTGGTTCTATGGCTACTCTGCCTCTTTTCAGGGCTGGCTGAGTGATCAGCTGGGCAGTCTGCATCTCGGAGGAGAGACGGACCTGTCCACCGTTACCTCCCGGCTGGACACTATCATCAAGGAGTTGCAGAGCAGCAGCGGCGATACGGCGTGCAGCCATACCTATCAGCAGGAGGCCACACAGGAAGCTACCTGTATCCTGCCGGGTCTACTGGTCTCCACCTGCACCAAGTGCGGGGAGAGCTACTCGGAGATCGTCGCCGCTCTGGGCCATGACTGGAAATGTACGGATCATGTGGAGGCTGTCAAGGATGCAGAGACCGGCGAGGTGCTCCAGTCCGGCTACGATATCTATACCTGCTCCCGCTGCGGAGATTCCTACAAGGACTATTCCGGCTCCGGGGCCCCGGAGGATGATTATGGTGACAGCAGCATTTCCAAGCTGGTGGTGCGTTTGTTCTCCAAGCTGGGTACACTGGCCGGGAAGCTCATTTCCAGCATCATCAAGCTGTTTGATAAGCTGCTCTCCGGCGTGGATCAGATCATCACCCGGTTCAATGAGCTGACGGCCCAGATCACCGGCTTTGGCGGTGAATATCCCACGTGGCTCTCCGGTTTCTGGGGCATCCTGCCGCAGGAGCTTCAGCTGGCGCTGAGCTTCGCTGTGCTGTGTATGGCGTTGGGACTCGTGGGCAAAAAGCTGCTGTTTACGTGAGGTGTACTATGTCGGAGTTTTTGAAACCGCTGCTGGGTATTGCCAACATGATCGTCAGTCTGATCAACGGCCTGATCGTGGGGACAGTGACCTTTGTCATCAATCTGCTGGACGGGCTGGATTCTGTGGACAGCCTGCTGGAGCACGCCATTTCCTCTATCTCCGGCTTCTTTGAAGCGTTCCTGAATCTGGGGACGAAGCTGTTTCCCTTTCTGCCGGAGGAATGGTCTGCGATCCTGCAAACAACGCTGATCGTGCTGGTGGTGGGGCTCATCATAAAGAAGAAGGTGATCCGTTGAATGAGCTGGGCTCGGTGCTGCTGGCCGTGGTGTCTGTCCTGCAGATGGAATTTACTCTGTATGACCTGACGTTTTCGTTCTGGCAGCTCCTGTTATTCCTGATCGTGGCAAGTGCCGTGATCTATCTGATCGTAAGGTGGGTGAGTGACCAATGAAATACCTGTCGCTGCTTATGACGGTTTGTGCTCTGCTGACCATGTGCATCCTTCCGGCCCATGCCATCTCCCCGGAGGAGATGGAGCCCTTCACCGTCTATGACGAGGAAGGCAACGTGATCCACTCGGATGCAGCTGCGCCGGAGGAGACATCGTCTCTCTTTCTGACGAAGCCCTTCGAGAGCTACACCGTCACAGAGGGCTTCTGTCTCCTGTTTCTGCTGCTGGGCTTTTGCTGGTGCGTGTGGAAGATCATCAAAGGAGGTCTGTTCTGATGGCCAATGTCGTGGCGCAATTCTTCTCTATCATCGGGCCCAGCGTGGACCCGCCGACCAATATGCAGGAGCTGATCCCGTATCTGCTCACGGCGTTTATCGGTATCGTGCTGGTGGTCTGCACCTTCCGGCTCATTGGTGCGGTGGCCTCGGCCATCGTCAACTGGCGGAGATTCTGATATGGCCCTTGTGATCCTGATCGTGCTGGCCGTTTGTCTCTTCAGCTTCCCTACGCTGCGGTGTGCCGTGTTCCATCCGGTACATCTGGTGCGCTATGGCATTTCCGATCTGCTTCGCTACATCAAGTATGAGCGTTGGAACGAGTGTCAGACAGGCGAGCTGGTGGCCTATGTGGGTTTGTTCGGCAAGGGTAAGACCCTCTCTGCCGTCCATAAGGTAGTCTCCATGTATCATCGCTATAACGGCAGGGCTGTCTATGACCGAGATCGCCAGATGTGGGTGGAGCAGCGGGTAAAGGTCCTGTCCAATGTGGCGCTGAGTATCCCCTATGAGGATTTCGTTTCGCTGCAACAGGTGGTCCTCTGCGCTGAGAAGAACGGAGCCTATGACAAAGAGAACGATACCCTGACGGTAACGTTGGTGCTGGGCGATGAATTCAGCGTCCAGATGAATAGCCGGAACTTCAAGAGTAATATTGATCCGCTGTTTCTCAACACGCTTCTGACATGCCGTCACTACCACATCAGTCTGTATTACACGGCTCAGCGCTTC